GGTTTTTTCTCGAGAGCCAGTTGGGACGCAACCTCAGCACACAGCCGGCGGAAACCTGGCTCGAGCTTGAACTGGACGCTTTGCCGTCCTTCAACGGGGTGACGGTGCGGGTCGATGCCATCGACCCAGCCGACCCCAACCTGCAACGCCCAGGCCCCGACGGGCGCCTGGAAATGACGTTTTCTGCCGAGGTAAAACCATGAGCAAACGCATCACCGTACTGCCGGTTTCCGGCCGTGCCGTACCTGACCCGGAGGCGGGCGATCTGTTGCCCGCCGAAGGCCGCGAAGTCCCGGACAACGCCTGGTGGCGTCGACGTCTGGCCGATGGCGACATCACAACCAAAGCCGTCAAGGCGGCAAAAACACAGGGAGCCAAGTAATGGCGATCGGATTCAGTCATATTCCGGCGGACATTCGTGTGCCGCTGTTCTACGCCGAGATGGATAATTCGGCAGCCAATAGTGCGTCGTCGGCCCTGCGCCGATTGATCGTGGCCCAGGTCAACGACAACGTCACCAGCCCGGAAATCGGCAGCCTGGTGCTGGTATCGAGCGAGGCCATGGCCAAGCGTATCGGTGGCCAGGGTTCGATGCTGGCGTCGATGTACGAGACGTTCCGCAAGAGTGACCCGGTGGGCGAAATCTGGTGCCTGCCGCTGCACAGCACCGAAGGCAGCGCGGCCAAGGCCGAGCTCAAGCTGACCGGCGCCGCGACCCAAGGTGGCATTCTCAGCCTGTACGTCGGCGGCACCCGGGTTCAAGCGACCGTGATCAATGGTGCGACGGCTGCCGTGGCTGCCACCGCCCTGGCGCTGAAAATCAACGCCAGTGCCGACCTGCCGGTCAGTGCGGTAGCCGCCGATGGCACCGTCACCCTGACCGCCAAGTGGACCGGTGAGAGTGGCAACGACATCAGCCTGCAGCTCAACCGCTTGGGCCAGAGCAACGGCGAACAAACCCCCGACGGCCTGACCGCCGTGCTCGGCAAAATGGCGGCGGGCGCCGGTGTGCCGGACCAGCTCGCGGCATTGGCTGCGCTGGGCGACGAGCCGTTCGAGTTCATCTGCATGCCCTGGGCCGACACCACCAGCCTCAACGCCTGGCAAGCGGTGATGGATGACAACAGCGGTCGTTGGTCGTGGGCCAAGCAACTGTTCGGCCACGTCTACACCGCCAAGCGCGGCACTATCGGCACCCTGGTGGCGGCCGGGCAAGGGCGAAATGACCAGCACGTGACCATCCAGGCCATGGAGCCGGGCGTGCCGCAACCGTTCTGGGTCCAGGCCGCAGCATTGGCTGCACGCACGGCGGTGTTCATCTCTGCCGATGCCAGTCGTCCGACCCAAAGCGGCAGCTTGCCGGGCCTCGATCCGGCCGACGCGAGCGAGCGCTTCACTCTGACCGAGTGCCAATCGCTGCTCAACTACGGCATCGCCACCGCTTACTACGAAGGCGGTTACGTGCGCATTCAGCGGGCGATCACCACTTACCAGAAGAACGCGTTCGGCCAGGCGGACAATTCCTATCTGGACAGCGAAACCCTGCACCAGTCGGCCTTTATCGTGCGCCGCCTGCAGAGCGTGATCACCAGCAAGTACGGGCGCCACAAACTCGCTGCTGACGGCACGCGCTTTGGCGCCGGCCAGCCGATCGTCACCCCGAGCACCATCCGCGGTGAGCTGATTGCCCAGTACGCCAAGCTCGAACTGGAAGGCCATGTGGAGAACGCCGAGCTGTTCGCCGAGCACCTGATCGTCGAGCGCGACAGCCAGGACCCGAGCCGGGTCAACGTGCTGTTCCCGCCGGATTACGTCAACGGGCTGCGGGTGTTCGCGCTGCTCAACCAGTTCCGTTTGCAGTACGACGCGGCGGTGTAGGCCCCGCGCTTTTCGCAACTGATTCCAGCCCGCCGAGTGCGGGCTTATTTTTGGGAGAAACATCATGGGTCAACTGATTGCGGGCACCTGCTACGTCAAAGTGGACGGCGCTCAACTGACCATCAACGGCGGCTGCGAAGCACCGTTGATGGCCGTCAAGCGGGAAACCGTGGTGCCGGGTTTCTATAAGGAAACCGACATCACCCCGTCTTTCAAAGTTACCGCGCTGCACACGCCGGACTTTCCATTGAAGCAACTGATCGCCGGCACCGACATGACCGTCACCTGCGAATTCAACAACGGCAAGGTCTACGTGCTGGCCGGTGCCTACCTGGTGGAAGAGCCGGTGGCCAAGGGCGATGATGCCGTGATCGAGCTGAAATTCGAAGGCATCAAGGGGACCTGGCAATGACCGATACGGTGAAGCTGCAAGCGGCCATCGAGGCCCACGGCGAGTCATTGACCGAACTCACCCTGCGCCGCCCGACGGTGCAGGAGGTGCGGGCAATCAAGGCGCTGCCGTACAAGATCGACAAGGGCGAAGACGTGAGTCTGGACCTTGACGTCGCCGCCAAGTACATCGCCGTGTGCGCGGGTATCCCGCCGTCGTCGGTCAACCAGCTCGACCTGATGGACTTCAACGCGCTGAGCTGGGCCGTCGCCGGTTTTTTCATGAGTGCGGCGCAGGCTCCGTCGCCGAGCTGATTGCGGTGGCCTATGACCTGGCCTGGTTCTGGAAGGTTGATCCCGAACAGATGCTGGCCAGGCCTTTGGATACGCTCCGGGAATCCCTGGAGCATGCGCAACGGATCAATGCGATGCAGCAGGTGCAGTGATGGCAGAAGCTCAGAAAGTAGAAAGTACCGCCGTGCGCCTGACCGGCATCGACCAGCTGTCGCCCAAGCTCGCTGCGCTGCAGGCCATGGTCGGGCGCTTCAGGCAGAACCTGGAACAGACCGGTCTCGGCAAGCTGGATATCGCCGGTTTGGTAAAGGGCGGTGGGCTGGCGGCACCGTTTATCAGCGGTATCAAATCGGCGCTGGCGTTCAAGGCTGAGGTCGGCGAGGTCAATGCCGCCGTGGGGCAGGGCGTTACCGAAACGGCGGCGCAAGGGCTGAAGGATTTCAACGCGTCGCTGGACAAGGTGTCGGTGGCGTTTGGTACTGCGCTGTTGCCGGCCGTCACGGCGGTGGTGGTCGGGTTGGAGCCGTTGCTGACGACGGTGGCCCAGGTGCTCACCGAAAATCCGCAACTGGTGCAGGGCCTGGCTGCCGGCGCAGTAGCGTTTACCGCGATGCAGGCGGCCGTCACCGGCGTGTCTCAGGCACTGGGCTTGATGCAGCTGGTGCTCAGCGCCAATCCGATAGTTTTGGTGGCTGTAGGCATTGCCGTGGCGGCAGGCTTGATCGTTGCAAACTGGAATCCGATTTCGGCATTTTTTGTCGGGCTCGGCGAACGGGTGATGGCGGCGATTGGAACCTTGGGCGAGTTTTTCCAGACGGTCTTTGCGTTTCGTCCGCTGGAACAGGTGATGCGCTTGTGGGGGCCGATCACAGGCTTTTTTGCCGGGTTGTGGACGTCGCTGAAGGTAATGGCGCAGCCCTTGGTCGGCTTTTTCACCACACTGTTTTCCTGGTCGCCAATGGGTTTGATCGTCAACAACTGGACGCCGTTGAGCGGCTTTTTTGCGGCCCTCTGGGACTTGCTCAAGGCACTGAGTGTGCCGGTGGTCGAGTTCATGAAAAGTCTGTTCAGTTGGTCACCCCAAGGGCAAATCATTGCCAACTGGGGTGTGATCAGTGAGATGTTTGCGGCGATCTGGAGTGACTTCAAACTCACCGCGCTGGCGGCTTTTACCATCGTCAGCAGTTACTTCGATTGGTCGCCCCTGGACAAGGTTTCTGCCGTCTGGGGTAGCGTCAGCGGTGCATTCGCCTCGATCTGGGGCGATATCAAGTTGCAGGCCCAGGACGCCTTTGTAGTGTTGAGTGGCCTGTTCGACGACTGGCATCCGATGGAGCAACTTGAAGCCATGTGGGCACCGGTGCTGAGTTGGTTCACGGCGCTATCGGAGAAGCTTGCGGTGATCACCGCACCGATTCGCAAGCTGTTCAACGGTGGGCTGGGTGAGGTGATCAACCAGGCGACCGGCAGTGTGCTGGAGTTGACCACCGAGCAACAGGAACGTAATGCCGAAAGCGCGCGCGATCCGTCCTGGTTCCGCAAGGGGCCTGGCTTGGTATCACCGCTGGCGTCCAGCTCCAGTTCGCTGCTGCAACAAACCGCTGCCAACAACCGCACGCAGCTCAACGGCGATTTGCGGGTGAGCTTCGACAATGCACCGGCGGGCCTGCGGGTCGACCAGCCCAGAACCAACCAGCCCGGCCTGAGCGTCACCCCACGTGTCGGCTACCGTTCCCTGTCCCTTGGAGGCTCCAATGAGCTGGCGTGATCGTTTGTTGCCGGCGTCGTTTCGTGGCGTCGGGTTTTGGGT